ACCATCAGCCTCATAACCGTATTCCCATTAGAAGCATCAATTAAATTTTGCGGTTGAATTAATTTGATTGCCTGTTCTCCTACTGACGATTCAAATTGGAAGCAAGAGAGTAATTCTCCTCTACATAGAATATCCCACATTCCTTTTGATTTAAAGTCTATAACGTCTGGATGTAGATATTTATTATATGTTTTTCTCAAACTTCCTTGCCATTCAATTTTTTTATTTTTCACTAGCATTTCCATAGTCAATTGAAGCATTGATTCTGTTTTGGTATTTAAGAAGTCATATTTTAAATTTGATACCTGTTCCGAATCATGTAATTCATATGCGGATATCAATTCTCCACTTGGACTTCTCATTACTGAATTATGTTTTGTAATTGGCTCATTTAAGATAAGTATTCCACAAGCATGACTAGACCTCTTATTAATTAACCCTTCAATTCCTAAAATAACATGTAATAAATTCTTATCTGTATATTCGCTTACCATATTTTTAAATTCCGTTACAGCTTTTCTTCCATTGTCTGGGTCGCCATAGAAACAATCATGAATGCTCCATACTTTGCCTCTTTCTATAGGCACTAAAGAACTTAGATAGAGTGCAACATCATTGTTAATATGTAACCCCCTACATGCGGTTTGAATAGCTGATTTGGACGTTTCTGTACCAAATGTGCATACTCTTATCGCATCTCCACCGATACTTTGATAATACTTCACTATCTTATCCATTACTACATCTTTTTTATGAGAACTATAATCTATATCAATGTCAAATACGTTTACACCCTCGGTTTCCCGATATTTATTAGGGGACTAGACTATATCTTCATCCTTATTTCTAAGGATGCATGGCACTTCGATTTAAGGGAATCTCACCCACTGTATCGCTACAGCCCTACTCCTATTGCTATTTATTTATAGACCATAGCCAAGGGATAGTCGTTTGACCTTCAAGAGTATTTCTACTCAAGCTTGGCACTGGATCACCATCGTCTTAACACGTTAAGGCTTCCCAGTTAGCACTCAATCTAGTTATCATTTCCTATAACTCCTAAACGTATTGAGTACACCCAACTCTGTTGGTTCACCATGTCATTCTCCACAATATCACTATCATGGACACCGAAGTTATTTTTTACTATGCACTAACTAACTCTTAACCTACTAATTTTCTAATGTAATCTCTTGATCTACCAGTTATTTTACAAATAGATAGTTTAGATTTGCCATTGCTATACATTTCTAAAATATCTTCGTCTAACTTCGCCATTTCTATATCTCTATAGGGCTTAATTACACTGTTTATATAAGAAGTAGAATGTCCTGTGATTTCGCAAATTTTCATATAGGACATTCCTTGCTTATATAACTCAAATATATTAGAACGTCTAATATTACTGTCATTCAAGTTATCTAAACTATTATCTTTATTTAACTGGCACAGTGATAAATATCTTTGTTGTTTTCTATCTAAAGATATGTGACTATCTTCATATAAAATAGTCAATAAATTTTCGGTGATTCGATTACCATGATAACCCAATGAATAAATTGGGACATTGCATCTTTTATCTTGAACTAAAGATCCATTTTCTATTCCGAAGAAATCTTGTATTCCTTTCATCATTTCATAAGTCCCAATAAATTTTAAGGAGTAATCTGTATCATGGGTTATCGATATGCATCCATCACCATCCATAAATCCTCTTATAAAATGCTTGCGTAAGTTAATAGGAACGATTTCTTGTGTAGGAAACAAACATTCTGTAGTTTTATTTGGATGAACTCCCTTATTCTCCAAATGCTCACAGAATAGTTTGCTATTGATATCCAACCGTGAATATCTAGTATTCCAATTATTTACATTATGTTTTACTTTATATTCTGAATCTAAAGCACTATTGAGTTCTTCGATAATATATCCATCTTCTTCTTTTAATGCTAAACAGAATGTTTTTACTCCATTTGTGCGGATATGTAAACATCCGTCTGCATATATCAAACCCAACCAATATGCTTTTTCTTCTGTATCAATAGTTTCGAAATAATTTTCATTCAATTTGTATTTTCTATATCCACTCAAATCAATCACCTCCTTTCAAATTTAATCAAGTTAGTAATTAGTTAGTTAGTAATTAGTTAGTTATCTTTGCATAGTAATTTTAATTTCTGTCTGGTCTTTCCGCACTCATAAATCTCCAATGAGGCATTTCTACACCTTGTTCTAATGGATTTACTTGAGTGATACCTAATAGATAATTTATGATATATCCATTAGCAGATCCCCTTCCAGGCCCAACAAATGATTCAGCTTCTTCCCAAATAATATCCACATTTTTTTGCATGGTATTTAGGTATGCTCCCATTGGTTGATGTTTAGCCTTGCTTGCACCTGTGATTTCTTTGCATTCAATATTAACTCTTTCTAATACAGCATCTAATTTTTCTTTTTTGATTTCTCTTTCTGCTATCCCTTTAAATGTTTGAGTAATCAAGAAAGTATGTTGATTTTCTGCATCTTCATAAAGTTCTTTTATATATGGATATTTGTTTAATATCTTTTTGTCAACTGGATACCACTCTGATTTTTTAGGTAATTCCCTTAAGGGAATAATAGATTCTGCAAAAAAATCATATCCTACAACTTTATCAGCAACTTCTTTAGTGTTTAATATTGCTTTTTCAATATCCTCAGTTTCTAAATAATCCATATTCTTAAATATCTCATCTACGGTGAAGAAATGAGTTGTGCTATAAAACATATCTACTTCACGATTGTTGTTTAAATCATCTTCTGAGGTTAAGAATGCCTTATGAATTTCTCTATCTTTTGCTGTTAAATAATGTGCATCGGTTGTCACTATCCATTTTATATTATATGCCTTTGCTATTCTTACTGCCATTTTATTAAAATCTATCTGCTCTTGTTGTAGAGAGGGTTGCAATTCAATATAAAAATCTTCTCCAAATAAATCAAGACACCAATTTAAAAAATCATCTAATTCATCTTTTATTTGTTCTTGAATCTCTTCATTTTCTTCTTGTAACAGACTCAAAATCAAATGTGGCAACATTCCTCCAAGACAGGCACTTGATGCTATCAAATGCCCTTTATTTTTGCTTACAATGGATTCTATATCACTATAGAATGTAGGAACTCTTTCAACACCTTTATAACTGAATAATCTCGTCCATGCTCTAGTAGATAACTCTCTCATTTGCTCATGACCTTCATTATCCTTGGCTAAAATTAGAAAATGGTAGAACTTAGGTTTTTTATTTTGATCCTTCATTTCTTCATACATTATCTCTTCATCAACTAAATATATTTCATTTCCTAGAATTGGTTTAAAATCTTTATGTATTTTATCTTTAGATTTTAACTCTTTGACTGTATTAAGGAATTTTATGTGTCCAGAAAGTGCGTCATGATCCGTGAGTGCCATAGATCGATTTCCTAATTCATCAACATGTAATATCATATCTTTAACTTTATTAACTGAATCCCGAAAGCGTAAATTACTGTGTTCTTGATGACAATGTAAATGTACAAAATCCTCGTCTAATATTGTCAATGCTCATTACTCCTTCCTCACTAAGTATATCATACAATATTATTTATTTCTATACTTAAAACCTAAAATCTTTTTCTTTACTTGCATTAAATGCGATTACTTCAATTTGTGGGAATTCCATTCCATTCCATTTGTTTATTGAAAATTCTCCAATAATATCAAGTTTAACTTTATTATTCTTTTTAGATAATCCTTTATGATTCTTCATAATCATTTCGTTGTATAGATTTTCACTTGCAAATTTTTTAATAAACACTATTTTATTATTCCCTATTATTTTCTCAAATCTAATCAAATTTCTCTTGTCTCCCAATAATTGAATATCCTCTACTTTTAGTGATACATCTGTGATGGCAAAAATTGGCTTCTTTAATGTATTTCCCCAAATATCTGCCCATTGACCTACTTGTAAGATATGTTTTTCTTTTAATCTTCCAATAGGAATTTCATAATCTACCATATAAACATCTTCTATGTCTACATCTTTAAACATTTCATTTAGTCTGTCTTGTGCCTCTTGAATTTTGCTTTCTTTAATCTTAAATCCTCCGGCATTAGGATGACCTCCTAACATAATAAAAGTATCAATTTCTCTTAACACATCCATAAATGATACTACAGGAAACAAATCATAACTTCTAAAACTTCCTCCGAATACTGTTGCTTTTTCTTCATTCTTTAATTCATTTTTCTTCATTTGTTTCAAAATAATTATTGGTCGTTTATAAATGCTTGCCAATTTATTAGCAACCAATCCTGAAAAAGATTTTTCTAATATATCTGTAGCATTTACAATAATTACTTTATTATCATTTAATTTTTGTGCCTCAATTATCTCTGCTATGTCTTCCATTGACTTCTTAACTAGTTTATCCTGTCTTGCTTTAATATTAGTAGTTTCTCGAATCATACACTCTTGTAATGTTTGTATTATAATTTCTGGTTTAGGATCTGTCTTACATTTTCTTCTTGGTTGGTATTCTTTTTTCTCTTCTTTGCCTAAGAATGCATTTATTAAATTTTTTCTTTCTTCAGCATTGCCTATTCTTGTAACTGCATTGATAAAAGGTGCTATCTTCCATCCTATAAACTCAAAATTAATACTTTCTCCTTCTAATACCTTATTTTTTACTAAGAATTGCTTAATAAACCCATTGTTTATTTTTTTAAGTCCTTCTATAGCCAAATATCTTGTTTCATAATTTCTCAAATCCATAGAGTCTGCTATCATACCTATTGCTACTAAGTCTAAATAATAATCTGCATAGTTAAACCCGTATTTTTTATCATATTCTTTAATAAACTTATAGACTACTCCTGCACCAGATAATGTAGTATTGGGATATTGTCCATCTTGGCAATTGATAACTACAGCATGAGAATTAATTTCTTCTATCTCATGATGATCTAAGATTAATATGTCTACATCTCTGGTCTCTACTAATTCCTTGCATTGTTTAGCATCTGAAGAACCTGCATCTGGCACAATCAGCAAGTTAAAATCGTATTCTTTAAGATTCTCAATTACAATTCCGTGTATTTTATTACCATTCATTGAATGGGTAATCACTATATTCGGATTAATATTCAATATATAATTATCTGAAATTGTTCCTGATGTTAATCCATCAACATCTACATCATCTATAATATGGATTTTACTATTATTTTGAATATGCCAATGAAGCATATTTAATCCTCGTTCCATATTTTTGAGAAGTATTCCATCATGTACATTAGATTTATTGACATTTAGCATTTCTTTTGGGTTTTCTACTCCTCTATTTTTTAATAAAATATCCAACAACTCGTTCTCACTAATTAAGTCGTATCCTTTATTCAACACTCTATATTTGATATTAACATCTCCTTTTTATTTATTTATTAGTCAGTAATCTCAACTTCATATTTATATAATGCTTCGTATAATTTATTTGGAATTTTATCTTTATATTTATCTGCGATTTGTTTTATTAGATTTTCCTTATATTTTTTATATGCTTGGAATGCCTCCAGTTCTGTACCGTAGTATCCTAAACTTTTATTTTTCCCGTTACCGTTGCTACAACTTGCATAAAACACATTGTCTCTTTTATGCCAACCTACACCAATTAGATAATTTCCCCTATGATTTTGTCTTTTAGTAAACAAACTATTAATATTTTGTGGTACAAAAACACAGGTTTCTGAACTATATATCTTATTATTCTTAAGTAGTATATCTTTATCCATTTGCATCTTTTGCTCATCGATTTTATAATAATTTTCTTTATGCCATTGAGCAAAATTTTGAAAGTTTAACCATTCCTTACAAACTAAACATTCTTTATAGGTTGGTTGTTTTTCTTGGAAGTTTTCATTGTAACATCGTTCTAACATATGAGTCCAAGCATGATATTCTTTACTTTTTCTCCCTTCTTTATTGTCAGTTTTAAATGTTCCTAATCCTAAATACCCTTGGTTAAAAATACTCTTAAAATATGGATTGGTTATTTGCCCTTGTTTAAACACTTGATAAGAGGTTGGAGCAATATATCCGTTCTCAAATTGAACAACCATATTTCTACAATTGCTATATTCTATGATTTTCATTGCTAAACCATAAGTATTGTAATTTACTTCTCCAATTCTATCTACCTTCTTCATCTAATTCCCACTTTCATTTTCCATAATATCTAATAATTCAGTTTCATCTAATAAATATCTTTCTCTATATAACTGTTCAAAGGTTTCCTTATTTTTATCTATCGGAGAATCCTTGTATGCTAAACGGTTATCCCAACATAAAATACCATATAAAATACAATATGGTGAAATCATTTTTGTAAATTTTAATAATCTTTTTACATAATTTATATATTCAATGCGTTCTTCTATATTATTTGTATCGTCCATGCTTTCAATTCGATATTGTTTATCGAAGGCAATTGTAATTTCTTCAACACCCAAAGAGAGCAATAAATCTCTTTGATATAAACTCAAATTTGTTCCACACAATGCAACACTAATATTATTTTCTTGACCAAAATAACTGCCATAAAGCATAACTGCTTTTTCCGACTCAAATAATATTACTTTTTTTATTTTCTTTATATTGTTTTGATTCTGAAATACCCCATACAGATTGAAAGCAACTGGATACCTATAGTTTAGTCCTTGGATTGTCACAGGCATATATTTCTTACCACTATTCACTTGATACTGTAGAAAATTTCTTGCTCTTATGCCCACCAAATTACCATGAATATCAAAATGAGGAATTATACATTTAAATTGATTCATATAAAATTTTACTTGAAAGATATCAGCAATTTCATCTATAATTCCTTCAGAATGCCATGATAAAGGCATATAATCGTCAAACATATTCAATATATATTTATTATAAGAAGGAAGTTTCACCAATTGTTTTTCTTTTTTACGAAGATGAAGTTTTAAAAATTTTAAATCATCATTTTCCACTTCTTTTTTTTGTAAACCTTTTTTCTTTTTACTGAAATCAGTAATATTCTTAAACTTGCAAATGTAAGAAAATGCTTCTTGAAAAGTAATATCATTAACTGACATAATTACATCAAAAAGACTCATTGATCCACATGAAGTATAACACTTGAAGAATTTGCTATCTATATAATAGTAAAGTTTATGACTATTTCCTCCATGACATACAGTTGAAAAAAGCAATGCATTGTCATTATTCTTATCTTTTCTAGGATTATCAGAACCCAAATTCTTTAAGATTTCAACGACATCTTCTGTTGTCACCAACTCAATTAATTCATCTCTGTTCATTTAATCACTCGTTTCAAATGACTTTATCTTCTAACTCAATTAATGTTTTATCAATCGATATTGGTTCATAGTCTCTATTTGTACAAAATAAGTCAATAGTTTTCATATTCCCTAAGTTTTGATAGCACCATATTTTTACTTCTTCTGTAATTTCTCCAAATCTATTTTTATATACTGTATAACACACATTGGGAATTATGGTTTTATTCAATCCTTTTGCTTTTGGAATTAAAGGTTGAATAAAATCAAGTTCTTTTTTTGTTGGTGCAAATACGGTAATGCCTACGTCACACTTATTTGGAAGTGATCTAGCTCCTTTAACTGCTCTTTGATCTCTGAACCCATCTACTCTTGCTCCATCTGTTGTCTGAGTGAATCCAAAAATAACAATATCGTAATCGGTCGCTAATGTTTTTGTATTAGAGGAAAGGCTCAATAATACCTGATCTTCTCTAGCAGTCATTCCTTTGGTTAATTGAACATATTCAGAAGTTAATGCTATAGTTAATTCTAGATAATCAATGGCTAAAGCATCTAATCCTTCATTGATTTTATATCTGTCTACTGTATTTCTTATGTATGCTAGGTCATAATTTGGTTCATCTTCTAAAAACAATTTTGTATTTTTAACATATTCAATAGCTTTATCGACTCTGATTTCTTCTTCTTCTGTCATGATATTTTTCTTAATCTTAAATTCTTCTACTCCGCTAACAAATGCCCACATCATAGGTTCTAATTCTTCATAGATTTTCATTTCTGTTCCTATATATAATCCAACATTATTTTGTCCATTTGGATTGGGAACAAAATCATTTTTATCAAAATCCCACAGATGAGAACAACATATCAAAAGCAATCTCTCGATAGCTACACGGGTTTTACCTTTTCCACTATCTCTAGTTTCAAGGAAAAAACCACCTTTTAAAGCACCCCTAGTAAGCGTATTTAAATACTTACTTTCTAGTCCGTATCCATAACAAGGAGACTCCTTCATTTTTATTCTTAATTCATCTGCATTGTCTCCAGCTTTTCTTCGTTTTGTTGAGTCTCTTATTAAAAACTTTTCTTTAACATTAAAATTTTTTCTATCAAAGTATTGTTGAACCTCATTTAATGTCATAGATTCAAATTTTTCTTGTTGTTGCTTAATAATTATATGGTCTATCTCATCCATATCTAAGATTCCAGATACGTCTGTACCCTCATTCATATAACTTCTCAGTAGCGATAATTTTCTTAATTTATTATAGTAATATTCATAATTTGTATTATTACCGTCCTCATATATCCCTGATAACCATTCAATATTTTTTTCGTTATCAAAAATCATTTTATACGACTTAGGATCGTTTGTGTTTAAGTATGTTTCTATATCTGCTATCTTTACTTCATTCAATCCTTGAAGAGATAAATTATATACACAAGTATGAATTAATTGGTGTAGTCCATTTGGGAAATCTTCAAGGTTTAACGCATATTTTTTATCTTTTAATAAATTAGGATTCTTCATTATGCAACCCAATACCTGACAAGAGATTCTTTTATCATGATATTTTTCAATTTGTTTTTTAGTTATCTTCATTATACTCCTCCCAGTCAAAATTCAATGGCAAAGGGTTCTTATTAATTGATATCTTGTCAGCAATTTTAGTTTTTATTTGGACTGATTTCTCTTCTCCTTTAAACTCTTCTGCTATATCTTGAAGATTAAACATTCTATTATAGTGATTTTTTGCTTTATCATAGAAATAAGGTATGATTCCCAATCCAGTATCTTCCAATACATCATTCTCTAATATTTTGTAATAATATTGTAAAGTATAATACATGCCAATATTAGTATACTCATAGTCTGCTCTATAATTTTTCATTTGTTGGAACATCATGCCTGTAGGTTTATCAATATTATATAATTTACATATGTATTCAAAAAGCAAATCCCAATCATTCTTATATAGAGCAGACTCTTCTTCTTTTATTTCCAAACATGTTTTACAATATCTTTTTTGACTTTTAATAATTGTTTCTTCTTTCAGAAATGATTCTTCACATATAGTACATTTTAATTTCTTAGGTGGTTTATCTTTTATAACTTTTGTAACCATATAATCACCTCTATTTTAAATAGGGAGTAGATGAAACTACCCCCTATTATTATAATTTTATATTATTCTTATTCGTCTTCTAACTTTTCTAGTAATTCTTCCAAGTCTTGTTTAATTCGCATTAGAAGTTGCAATTGTTTTTTTGTGGTTTCACTAACGGCTACATCCTCTCCCAAATGCTCAGTTACAATATCTGCATATTCTTCAAGTTTATCTAACTCCTCAAATTGTGCAAACAATTCTCCGATAGATTCCTTTAATTCTTCATGTGTAGGTTCATCTCCTTCATAGATTTCTCTTTGTACTTTGTAATCTACATCATCTTTTTGCCCAGACATTTCTTTTTCTTTAATTAATCCTGCAATAATAACTTTTTCTAAATTTTCTGCTGTAAAATCCTCAATAATAGAATCAGTATAAATATTTCTACTTCGAGCAAAAAAATCATCTGTTTCTGCTAAATATCCACTAGAATTAATGGGTATTCCATCGTCATCAACTCCATTAGATTTTAGATACACTACATAGTCGGAATTGTTACGCATTGGAGCGATATTTCTTTCGTCTCCTTCAATGATGAATTTATCTTTATCTTTATCAAATTTTTCATGTCCAAGAAACAATACTGTAAACCCAAGTTTTAACAAGGTATTGACTTGAGTAAACATTTCATCTTGATATTCTTGCCATAGACCATAACCTTTGTTGCCTGTTTTAATACTTGTTGAACCAAACTTTTCAGTTATGTAATCTCTACACCATCTACCCATAGTTTCCATTCCATCACAAATAATAGTAACTTGTTCTTGCTGAACAATTTTTGCCCACTTCTTACCACTCAACGTCTTTAAATGACCTGTAAAATCACTCCATTTGTTCGCTTTTAATACGATAGCACCACTAATCCCATTTAATCCTTCCTCAAAAGGAATAAATACTGGGTTTTTAAATTTTGATGCCTGATAAGTCTTTCCTAAATTATTGTAACCATAAATAGTAATAATTTTACCTCTTAAATCAGTGGTAATTTTACTAACTTTAGCCTTATCCTTAAAAGTCATTTCAACCAGACTCAATAAATCACTAGAAATTGCCATTTATTATTTCCCCCTAATATTTTATTTAATTATTATTTTTTACAAGAAGGAGATTGCTCCCCTTCTTTTATTTCCAACCTAGAACTTAGGGCGTTCCCTTTTAGTTTTTTCCCCACTTGCGCTAGTATTTGATCCCTTATTGCCCATACCTTTGCCTTTTTTATTATCTACAATTTCCTCATTTTTTTTCTCTTCGATTGCAACATCACGCTCAATCTTTGCCTGTTTAATCAATTCCATATCGAATTCTTTTTCTTCGTCTTCTTGGATATCTGCACCAACGACAACTAATTCATTAATATATTCTCTATGCTCTTCTACTTTTGCTCTGCCTAAACCTCCTCCTTTTGTAGTTTTAGTGATAATGGATTTATAATTAATGTCTCCCCATACATTAAGTGTCATTCCTTCTTCAA